ATCAGATACTGGTGGTAATCTTATTATAATGCAGACTATATCCTTTGATAGTGGGTTTGGTGTTGATGATTTAGCAGTATTTATATTGTCTACTGGTGAAACATTATTATATCAAGGTAGTGACCCTAGCGACGCTAGTAATTGGAGTCTGGTTGGTAAGTATATGTTACCACCGCCTTTAAGTGTTCGTTCTGCTGTTAAGTTTGGCGGTGATGTAAAGGTAATTACACAAGCTGACGCAATATCTATTATGGAGTTTATACGTTCTGAGGGTACACAAACAGCAACTAAAAGACTTTCTAAAATAAGTGGCTCAATTAAAACTGAATCTGCACTAAATAAATCTAAATACGGTTGGCAGGCTATATGGCATAGTGCAATTGATTTAATTATATATAACGTACCTAATACAGAGGGTGAAACTTATGTTCAATACGTGACAAATACATCAACGGGAGCTTCAAGTAAATTTACTGGTTGGAATGCTCGTTGTTTTGCTTTGTGGAATAATGAACTATATTTTGGTGGTGATACTTTTGTGTATAAAGCATTTGATACTGATTCGGATAATGGGTCTGATATTAGTTTAATTGCACAACCTGCATTTACCACGTTAGGAATATCCAGAGATAAAAGAATTATAGGGCATGAGCAGTTATTAGGGTCTGATGGCAATATTGATGTTGGGCTATCTATTGCTTTTAATTATGGCGACACTTCAACCCCTAGCACATCATCATCTCCTGTATCTGGTGCATTATGGGACGTGACATATTGGGACACTGCACAATGGTCAGGAGCAGGTGAAGTACGTATTAAAAGATTCTTAATTACAGGTACTGGATTATCAGTTTCTGCAAAAACTAATATTAAAATAAGTGGACAAACTTTAACATGGTATAGAAGTACCTATATATTTGACGTTATGGCTACAAGATGATATAATGTTAATATATAGGCACTTCTACCGAAGCAAGCAATAATTAAAATAGGTATGAAGTGCAATCAAGAAAGTATATCCCAGAAAAAGATTATCAAATAGCAGTTGATTGGTGGAGTGGTTATAAATGGATTGTCCCTATGCCACAAGAATGCTTACCAACGACTGGTATTGTTGTTAAAGATAATGATAAACCTTTATGTATGATGTGGGTTTATGGAACTAATAGTGCTGTTGCACTTGTTGGTTTTCCAGTCTGTGACCCACACTTACGAGGAGGTATTCGAAGTGATGCAATAAAAATGTGTATTGATTGCTGTAATGAATTAGCCAAAGAAATGGGATTTAGTATAGTTTACACTTATCAAAGTAACGATAATCTTTTAGAGAAATTTAAAGATAACGGATTTATGGTTGGTGATACTAAGATTACTAACATGTATAAGGGGTTATAATGGGAATAGGATTAGCAGTAGGCTCAGTGGCTGCTGGTATTGGCGGTAGTTTACTAGGTAAAAAATCAGCAGGTTCTGAAGCAAGAGCGGGTAACCAAGAGGCTAATTACGCAGCTAATAGACAACTTATAAATCAAATCACACCAACAGGCAGTGTGCGTTATGGTTATTATGATAATGAGGGTAATTTTGTACCTGATACAGGAAGTGAGTGGACAACAGTAGCACAAGTATCAGAAAGCCCAGAAGTTGAAGCGGCTAGAAAGAGAAGTGAGCAAATAACCCAAATGGGGCAGGAGAGTTTAATTAATACTCTACAGTCTGGTATTACAACTAATTTACCTAATGTCCGTAGTGCAGATGTTATAAGGGGGATATTACCAGCTGCATTAGCTAGTGATAAAGATTTACCAACTTTTACAAATAAAGAATTTACTCAACGAATATCGCCAGACCAATATGGTGCTGAAATATCACGATTAGAAGATGCAACCTTTGAAGCTGTAAGAAATAGATTAGACCCCACATTTAGAGAGCGTGAAAATAGATTAACTCAACGATTATCTGATATGGGTATTCCTATGGGTTCAGCTGCTTATGAAAGAGAGATTCAGAAACTACGACAATCCGAAGATGACGCATTAACTCAAGCAGGATTTCAAGCTGTACAGGCTGGAAGAGGTGAGCAGGATAGGTTGGCTAGATTAGGTTTTGCGGAGTCAGCACAAACTGCAGCTGAAAGAGGACAGTTAGCTAGTGAAAGGCAGCAAATATTCGGTGAGCGTAGAAGTGTATTAGATGATGCTTTAAGAAAGCAATTATCACTTGCAGGATTAGAGCAGCAAGCAAGACAACAGCAACTTTTGGAAAATGTACAAGGTCTGAGTGTTTACAGCCCGTTAGCAAGTGGGCAGGTATTTACGCCATTAAATTTAACGGGTGCTAGTCAACAAGTATTCCAACCTAATGCAACAGGCGGTTCTTATTCTGCAAATGCACTAGGTAGCTTATCTAGTATTTTAGGTAGTGCTGCTGGTGGTATGGGAGGGGGTGGCGGTACTCCAGTGCAAGGGCTTCCGTGGTTAAATCAGTAGGTATATAAAATGGCAACAACACAAGAATTAATCGCAGCACAATTAATGAAAACTGGAGGGGATAGAAATGTTGACCCGTTATCAAGGGGGCTTGCTTCTTTTCTAGGTGCTAGGCAAATGCGTCAAGAAGAGGATAGGCAACAAGAGTTAAAAGCGACACAGCAGAATGCATTAATTGAAGCTTTAACTGCATCAGGTGCAGACCCTACAGCAACAAAAGCTATTGCATTAAGTGGTGGTACGCAAGCATTGCAAAACGCATTAGTTAGTAGATTAAAACCAGTAGACCCTGTAACTTTATCACAAGGACAGCAATTAGTTAATCCAGTTACTGGTGAAATGATAGCAGGAGTTGCTCCTACACCAATTTCATTGTCTGCTGGTTCATCATTGTATGACCCTACAACCAATAAACGTATTGCACAAGCACCAGAATCACAAGCTACTATGCAAAAACTACAGCTAGATCAAGATAGATTAAACCTTGATAAGCAAAAGGCTATTTTGGATTATCAAAGCAAAGTTTATGATAGAAATAAAGAAATAGAAAAACAACAAAAGGAGTTAAATTCTAAACGTGTTGGTGGTTATGAGTTACAAGAGGGTTTTGAGCCATCTTCTACTGATGTGACTAATTTTAAGAAAGCGGTTTCTGCTAATAAAAATATCCAAACAAATCTGAATAAACTTGAAAAATTATTTAAAAAGCACGATACAGAGCTTTTACCTACTAGGGCGGCATCACAAATGAAGCAATTAACAACAGCGATGATGTTGGAAGCAAAAGAATTATTCAACCTAGGTGTATTGCAAGGGCGTGATGAAGAGATTTTAATGGATTTAATTCCAGACCCTACCACTTGGGGTGCGAGTTTATCAAATGATGTACAAACTAAACGTAAGATACAACAATTTAGAGCTATTATTGATGATAGTCTTGCACAAAGAGCTGCATTGAATGGATACAAACCTAAAAAACAACAAACAGCGACTAAGAAAGAATTTACTTATAATCCACAAACTGGAGAGCTTGAATAATGGTAATTAAAGTAAATCTTCCTGATGGTTCTTCTGCTAATTTTCCAGATGGAACACCACCTGAAACTATGAAAGCGGCAATACAATCAATGTATGCTAAAAAAGAAGATAAAGGTTTTTTACAAAAAACAGGTGAAACTATAGAGGATTTTACAAAATCAGCAGTGACAGGGTTAGCCGAATTGCCGTTGAATGTTGCGGCATTAGCTACTGATGTAGCGGGGGCAACTGGTGGGGAAACTAACGCTCCTGCTACTGATGATGGGCTGAATATATTAGGTAGGTTTTCACAAGGTTTAGGGTTTTTAGGTTCTGTTGGTGAAGATGTAACATCATTAGATTTAGGGTTCAAAAACACAAGAGAGTTTATTAATAATCCTGAGTTACGTAATGCTTTGCTTGAAACAGATACAAAGCAACTAGGCGAGTCAATTAAAAATTCATTACGTGAAGTTGATAAAATACAAAAAGAAACTTCTGAACGCAGTCCTATTGCTTCTACAGTTGGTGAGGTTGGTGGGCAAATAGGGCAATTAGCAGCATTACCAGCGGCAGGAGTTGCAAGGGGTGCAAAAGGATTGGCTGGGGCTGGTACTCTTTTTGGGGCTGGATTTAATGCACTGGAAACCCCTTTAGAAGAAAATTTAACACCAGAACAATCACTAGAGAAAAGGCAAAGCCAATTTATTACTGGTGGATTAGGTGGTGGTGCGTTAGGGGCTTCACTTCCTGTTGTAGTTAAGGGTATTGGTAAATATACACCTATTGCAATTGAGAAGGCAAAAACGCAAGTTATGCAAGTGCCATTTATTAACAAAACTGTTACTAATATGAACGCTAAACAGGCAGCAGAACAATTAGACGCAAAACTATTTGATTTTAAAGCGTTAACTGATAAAGCGTTAGGTGGCGACCCTGTAAAAATTATTAGCAAACGTTTAAAGGGGCGTGATTTAGGGCAATTGCAAAAGCAACTAGAAAGCAATACTGATATTACACTTGCAGATATTGCGGGTGATGAAATAAGGGGGCTGACTCGTAAAGTGGGTAAGGCTTCGGGTGGTGCTAGAAATTTAGTGCATGATGTACTAGAGAATAGAGCAAATGCGACTTCTGATAGGGTTTTAAAAACTATTAATAGTAGTGTTTCAAAAGTTGATGATTACTATCAAAATATAGATGATATTGCTAAATTACGTGCTGAAATGTCTGCACCTTTATATAAGAAAGCTTATGAGGAGGGTGCTGATATTGTAGATGATAGATTGGAACAATTTACAAAAGACACAAATGTTGTTGAGGCTTATAATTATGCACAAAAGTATTTAGGTTTAACGCAAGAAATGAAGCCTAATTCACTGGAGGCTTTAGATAAAGTAAAGCAGGCTTTATTTGACAAAGAAAGTAATCTAATTAGAAATGGATATAATAACGCTGCTAGATTAGTAGGGGATACAAGGCGTAATTTAACTAATGTATTAGATGAAGTTTCACCAACATATAGTAAAGCCCGTAAAACATTTGGTGGTTTTGCTGAACTACAAAATGCACAAGAGTTAGGAGCTACTTATCATAAACTTGGCATACCTGAATTAAAACAAACAATAAAAGACTTAACACCAGCACAATTAGACGCATTTAATATAGGTGTAAGAAAAAGCCTTGAACATCAAGTGTATAATACTGCACAATCTGCAAATGAGGCGAAAAAGATATTTGGTAAATTACTGCAACAAAAGCAGTTAAAATTAGTTTTAGGTAAAAACTACGATCAATTCGCAAAAAAAATGAACGACGAAATTAATTTTAACGAAACTAAATTTAACATATTGGGCGGTTCAAGGACAGACTACAACCAAATAGATGACGGTCTATTTGCAGATACAGTGGTTGAGGCTGCTAGGGGTGGAAAATTAGAAATAACACGCCATGCAATTGATGCACTTGCTAACTCTCTGACAAATAAGTATATTGGTATTAACGAAAAAAATGCAAAAGTTATCGCTAATATATTATTAGATAACAAAAAAGGAAAGATTTTCTTAGACAGATTAATTAAAGGTGAGAAAAATTCTTTACAAAAAATGATTAAAAAAGAAATAGCAGATGATATGCAGGATTTACTATGATTAGAGAGTGGTTTTTTGGTTCGATTTTATGGGCAGTTATCTTATTAAGATTATCAATATATATATTGTTGCCCTTAGCAGTTTTAAAGTTTTTATTTTTTTGAGGTAAGCAATGGCAGGTTGGGACGGAGTAGGTAATTTCACAGTTACATATAACTGGGAAGATGATAAAGCAAATAGTATTCCTATTACGGCAGCTAGGGTGGAGCAAGTAACGGGCGTTGATATTGTTGGTGGGTTAAATAACTGTAGAACATTAGACGGTCAGAACGCACCTACTGCGGCGTTACCAATGGCAACATATAACCATACTAATGTCGGTAATGCTACAGCTAGAAATGAATATCTAACAATGGGGCAATACCAAGATAATGGTGGTGTTTATTTTACATCCACAGGTTCAAGTAATGCGTATGTGTTAGCTTTAAGTCCTGCAATTACAGCTTATGCAGCGGGACAGGAATTTGTATTTAATGCTAACTTTGCAAATACTGGGAGTGCTACAATTAACGTTAGCGGATTGGGTGCTAAAACACTACAGTATGCAGGACGTAATTTAGTTGGTGGTGAGATTGATTCAGGGCAAATTGTGAAAATTGTGTACGATGGCACTAATTTTCAAATATTATCTAACTTAAACGATGAATATAATTCATTAAATATATTATTAAATATGGAAATTTTATCATAAGGTATGTATTATGGCGGGTGTTACTAAAGAATTATTAAGCGGCTCAACGAATGGCAGACAAATTAAGGTCACTGGCACAAATACTGCTGGTGCGGTTACTATCCACACAGCAGATGCATCAGCAAATGATTTTATTACTTTGTTTGCTAATAATGCACACAGTGCGAGTGTTTTATTAACTATTGAATGGGGTGGTACTACCGACCCTGACGATATTATAGAGATTACATTGCCGAAAGTAGGTATTGACGGTGATGGCGATAGAATGATTGTTATCAATAAACCATTAACTAATAGCTTGGTTGTAAAAGCATTCGCAAGTGTTGCAAATGTGGTAAAAATTAGCGGTGATGTAAATAGGGTATCGTAATGTTTATTGGTAGAAATGCACTTAATATAGGATTGCAAAACATTCTCAATATTAAAGGTGGTAATATTAAGAATTTTGAAATTACTAGTGGTACAATTACATCTGGTAACACAACAGGAACAGTAACGCTTTCTAATGCAGTAAATGAAGATAATACCCTTATTTTAGGTTTTCATAATTTATTTAAAGCTTCGTCAAGTTACCAATATAACGCCACTAAATGGGAATTAACTAGCACAACTGAAATAACTTTAACACGTGATACAGCTTCTGCAACTCCACCTTATGATACAATAGGTAATGTTGATTTTTTTGTTATTGAATTTGAGGATAATATAATTTTATCACAACAAATAGCTACATTTACTGTTCCTTTAGGTGGAACTGCAGATAGTATTACAGACACTATTTCATCTGTTGATACTAATTATTCATTCCCTATTTCTTACGGTAGAATGTCAACAGCAGCTCAAAGTAATGGTTCTTCAACAGCGATGCCAACAGGATTTAATTTTTCTTTTAACAGCTCTACGGAAGCACAAATAGATACAAGAATAGACGGTAGTGCTAATACACATGGTAGAACTGAATATGTTAATATTGTAGAGTTTGTTTCTGTGTAGTTGTGGCGGTTGAAAAAGTGTATATTTCAAGTTGTAATTGTTGTATAATTAAGAGATAACCCCACTGAGGATAATTATGTCTATAGAGGACGCAATGAAAGAGATTAGGGAGGCTCTCAACGGTGTGAGTGAGATTGTGACAGATATACGCATTAAACAGGCACGTCACGAGGAAACACAAAAGAATACAAATAAATCAATTGAAGAGTTAAAAGAAAGTATTATTAATAAGTTTAAAGATTCAGATTTTAAATTAGAAAAACACAAAGAAACACAAAACGTAATCAATAAATCACAACAAGACAAAATCGATAATATAGATGCTAAAGTAGACGCTCAAAGTAAATTTACTCAACGTATTATTATTATATCTGGTGGTATTGGTAGTTTAATTACATTGATAATTAAAGAAGCCCCACTTATAGTGCAGAAAATATTAAATTAAGAGGTTGTTATGCCTAATTTTAGTAACGCATCAAAATCAAAATTATTAACCACTGATGTAAAATTGCAACAATTATTTAACGAAGTTATCAAGCATGTTGATTGTACTGTATTAGAGGGGCATAGAAACCAAGAGCGTCAAGACCAGTTGTTTCGCCAAGGAAAAACAAAAGCTAAATATCCAAAAAGCAAACATAATAGTTACCCATCAAAGGCGATTGATGTAGTGCCATATCCTATAGATTGGAATGATAAACAACGGTTTGAAGTATTTGCTTCATTCGTAAAAGGGCTTGCAATTGGTATGGGTATAAATATACGTTGGGGTGGTGATTTTAAAAGTTTTTATGATGCCCCACACTTTGAGTTGGTGAGGGGGTAGTATGGGCTGGTTATCAAATTTAGTTGGTGGGAATATTGCACAACCAATTGATGCTATAGGCAATACGCTCGATAAGCTGTTTACTAGTGATGAGGAAAAGTTGCAAGCAAAGGCGGTTATTGAGAAATTAAGACAGCACCCCCTTGAATTACAGGTAGAATTAAACAAGTTAGAGGCTCAACATAGAACGGTATTTGTAGCAGGGTGGCGACCTTTTATTGGTTGGATTGCTGGTTTATCGTTAGGGATATATTATATACCACAATACATAATAGCATCTTATATATGGGCTAAATTATCGTTAGAGGCTAGTGCTATACAACAATACCCTACTAATGCAGATGGATTATTAGAATTGGTTCTAGCTATGCTTGGTATGGCGACTTTAAGAACTGTGGATAAGTTAGCAGGTAAAGCAAAATAGCTATAATTGATTATATAGATTTGTCAACATGAAAGAAACCGACTTAGTAAAATCAATAGAAAGACAATTGCAATATCATGCTAACGACGTTATGGCATGGCGACAAAATACAGGCGGTGCAAAGTTCAAAAAGAAAGGCGGCGGTGAATACTTTGTAAGATTTGGCTTCCAAGGTATTAGCGATATTATAGGCTTGATTGCACCACATGGACGTTTTGTTGGTATTGAGTGTAAGGTTGGTAAAAATAAAATGACGGAACAACAGTTGTTATTCGGATATGGTATATTAAAGCGTGGCGGGATATTTATTGAAGCCCGCCAGCCTGAAGATTGGAAAGAGATATTTAATTTTGACAGCGATAAATGGTTTAAAATAGTTACTGAGCAGATGCAAAAGCAGGGTATTGTTATTTAGTCTTATTTTTTATACTTTGGTCTTTTAATATCAATTCAACCACTTTTTTTGCGAAATTTTCTACAGATTCTGTTTTGTCTACGCCATATAATGTATTTAAAATCTCTTCCCATAATTCTGCTGTTTGGTAGTTATCTGATATTAATATGTTAGCCATTAATGCTTCATAGTTACTAATTGTTAATTGTTGCCTTTCTATTATATCTAATGCATCTTTAATTATTATAAAATGGCTTTCTGTGTTCTGAATATATTGAAAGTCTAAATCTCTTAATTTTGTCATTTTTGCTCCTCATGTTAAAAATATTGCGTTTCTTTTACATTACCAAGTGGTCACAGATTGTGACCGCTTTATATATCTGAATAACAAAGATAAAACCTCATAATCCTCATTAATATAAATCTTCTTACCTATAATCATATGAGGCTGACGTATCCCTTTACACTGCCAAATACGCTCGGGATAGTATTTATCTTTTAAATGGACTCTTGCCATAATCAATCCTTTTTAGGCTCTGGTACGAATGTAGATGTGCCAAGGCTAAAATCCCGATATATCCACCCACCTAATACTCGCTGTACATATGTTTCGTTTCCGAGAACGCATTCAGGATAAATATTAATACCCTCATGCAACTTCATATCCATTAATTCTTGTTCAGTCATTTTTTTCTCCTTTAATTTATCATATTGTTTAATGCCCTACACAATAAGTCTATAAACTTCATATCTATAAGTAATTTTTTTCAACTAAATATTTGACAAGTATAATACCCATGGAATAACTAACAATAACTCCAAAACCTTGTAACTCCACCAACACAAAGAAAACAAAAACAAATGCCATCAGATAAATATAGAGTTGAATTAGTATAATTCTAATCAATACAACCTCTCTTTATATTCATATTATTTTATTCCCCTCATTTCAGGGCTGCCGAAACAGCCCTTTGTTGTTATCTTCTGCGACCACAACCAGTACTAGTTGGATACTCGCAAGTATTTCTAGAATTATAAGTTACTTCTTGCTTGATTTCAGGTTTACAGTCATAACCAGTTGCAGTAATTAAAGCTTTTCTTACTCTATCGTCATTCTGACATAATATAGTATTACCAACCTCAATACCATACTGCTCTGTAGACAACTTAACTAAACGCTGTAAATCACAACCCTCATCAAGTGTAGTTTTCCCAGCACTCACACCAAAACTCGCACCTTGAACACCTACACTAATCGAACCTAAGCAAACACTTGTAGCAGTTAAAGATGGTGCATACGCTGGATTAACTGGAATCTTACTTTGCTTGTTAACAATATTAACATCAGTATTTACATCACTCTTTAAGTCTGAGTTATTACCCTCGTTTAACGCTCCATTAATGTTATCGTTACGGCTCTTATTGCCTCCGTTAACAGCTTTATTACTATTTATTAAACCTTGAGCTTGCCCTTGTTTTTGGGTATTACTTGATTTAATAGTATTAAGTAGTTTCTGATTATTCTTTAAAGTATTAGTATTCTTAGAATTACCAGATTTATTAACTCCTGCAATTCCTAGACCTAAACCAGTAGCATTACTGTTAGCCTTGGAGTTACTTTTAGCGTTACCACCATCACCGCCATAAGCAGAAGCATGCGGATTGTTTGTTGTGCTGTTATCAGTTACAGAATTATCATAATTATTATGATGGTTACTTCCTGCATTAGCACCAGTTGCCATCATTGACACTAGTATTGTAGTTGTTAATAGTTTTTTCATTTTAGTTTCCTTTTTGTTTAAGTTGGCAAAGGCACTGAGAATCGAACTCAGGTCTTCGGTTTTGGAGACCGACGCTTTAGCCACTAAGCTATGCCCTCATAGAAATAAGCAGTTTCAGTCATGCTTAGGACTATTCTTTAATCGCTTGGCAACATTCCCAACGCCTGCATATACAAATCAAGTATTGTTTCTTGCTCCTGTCTATCTGCTGCATCTAATTTACGCTTTTTAATAACCTCACGTAATATCTTAACATCAAATCCATTAGATTTGGCTTCTGCATATACTTCCTTAATATCCTCAGCTATACCCGCTTTTTCTTCTTCTAAACGCTCTATACGTTCTACGAACTGCTTTAAGTGTTCGCCTGCAAATCCACCGAAATTAGTCATTGTTTCCCTCATATATTTTATAAAACTTTAAATCATCTTCTATTGTATGTTTTATTTTAAGATGTATTTCATCGCCAGATAATTCATACATAGATTGACACCAGTTAATTTTTGCTTGTAAATAATCTTCATATTTTTTGTAGTTCATTTTATTACTCCATACTACAAATTAAACCAAAACCTAGTGAAGCTGCACAATACATAACCCTAGCAAAAGATATTCTATCGTACTCACCAGTCACCCACATTAAATCCCAACTAACGAACGCAAAGCACAGATAAAGTACGATAAACGATATTAATATAGTAATTATTCTTTTTATCATCTCGTTAACTCCATTACACATTCTTCAATTGATTCATAGGGCATATTCTCCGCTATCTTTTCGCAGTGTTTTTCTATAGTAATATTGATTTCTTTACTACCTATAGAAAGTCCTAATCCAAAAAATGCTATTATTAGAAATGTAAATGCTATTATTATACTATTGTTCATTTCTGTATCCTTTATTATTCTTTGACTATCACACTATATAGATGCTTATCTTTTAATGCTTGTTCGGCATGGTCAAGTTTGGTTTGTAGTTTATCAATTTTTTGTTGTTTCTTATGTTCTATACTTTCTATATCTTCCCTCAATCCTTGTATTATACTTTCCTTAGTTTCTAATTGACCCTTTAATCTATCCACCACATCATCAATAGATTGTAATGTGTTTTTTACGAATAAATCTTTATCTAATACATACATTGCTTCCATACACCATCTAAAATCGCCATTATTAAGATGGCAGCAATAATTATTTACGTCCCAATCAATACTTTTATAGCCTGATTTTGAAGTGTAAAACTTATAGATGTCATTAAATTCTTGTAACTGTGACTGTAATTTTTGCTCAGTCGTTAAAAGATACTCTTCTTTCTCTTTATATTTACGCTCTAATTCTTCCTTATATTCTGTGGCTTGCAGCTCAAAAATAGCCCTATACTTAGATTTATAGAAATTATTTATTTTAGTGCGATAATTTAAAAGACGCTTTATATTAGTCATTACTTCATGCCCTCATAAAGTTTTTTTACCTCATCACCAGACATTGCATTCTGTATGCGTTCGTTTGGGGTTTTAAGTTTGATAGCAGCGAATAACTCCATTGGTTCGGAAGTTGTGCCATCTTGTTTGATTAATATATACATTTCATTTCCTTTGTTTTGTTGCCGATAAGTTAACTGTAACATTCTATGTTTCACTTGTCAATACCTTTTCTTTATAATTTTGATATTTTTTTTCACTAGTTATACAATCAGGTGATAGTTGCAAGTAATTCATAATCTTGTACACCACTTTATCAGAATAACGTGTTTGATTTAACACACCGCTAACGTGAACCCTTGTATAACCTATATTATTAGATAGTTCTGTAATTGATATTTTGTGTAATTCTACAATATCCTTTAATCGTTTGATTGCATCTTCGGGCAATTCATTTATTAACCACATACTTAAAACCTATATTAATGTTATTTCTTATATTGTAATATATTTTTGCATAAAGTGCAACATTTTATGTTGCGGTGCTGTACGTATTATGATACAATTATTTTTATCGGCAACTTAAATAAGGAAATAAAAATGTCAGACGAATTAACTCTATATATTGTTAAGTCAATTAATCAAAAAGAATTAGGAGTAGTAAGGCAATATAAATATAATGCTTTTGCTAGCCTTGAGGATTTAGGGGAGTGGCTACAGGCTAACGACTTTAGCTATCATGATATTAAATCCGTGCATTTAAATGATTTTAATTTTCAGTTGATGTTCAATGAGGAATATGACGAGATAGAATCGCATAATGATAATGATGTTAATCTTTATATTGACGAGCTTATGGAAGAATACGGATATAATGAAAAGGTTGCGTATGATGAATATATCGATATGCAAATTAGAGAATCTAGGGAGGATATGTAATGGCTAAAAGAATCTATGAGAATATGGAGCAAGGCTCTGATGATTGGTTAAAAGTAAGATGTGGTAAATTAACCGCTTCGAGATTGGGGGATATATTAACCCCCAAAACCCTTAAATTAGGTGCAGGAGCAAAAACACAAGCGTTAATTATTGCTGCTGAACGGATTAAGGGTATTGTAGAACCAGTCTATATTAGTGATGATATGGAACGTGGCAATGCTTTAGAGGCTGAGGCAGCTTTTTTATATAATAATAATTACCAACACTTATATCATGTTGGTTTTATTGAAAATGATAGTTTTGGATTTCCATTTGGAGCGTCACCTGATGGATTAACTACTGATAAAAAAGGCGGGATTGAAATTAAATCCCCACGTAGTCATCATCATTTAACTAATATATTGCATAATGATATTGATACAGAACATATATTACAAATGCAGGGCGTTATGATGGCTGGTGATTTAGAGTATATGGATTTTATCAGTTATCACGAGGGGTTGAAGATGAAGCCTATACGTATTGGACGTGATGATGAAATGATTGATATTATTGTTAATGCAGGACGTGAATTTGAAAGTATGGTGCAAGATATAATTAAGCAACATAACGATATTGACGGCATAGAAACAGAATTACCAAAGGAGATATAAAATGAGTATAAGAGAAGCATTAAAGCCAAAAAGTGACCAGTTAAACGCTGATGATTTAATTGGTAATATTACAAAGATAATTAAAATTACTGGTGTAAAAATCAACCTAAATTCAGACCAGCCAATTATTATTGATTATGAGGGTGGACAGGGTAGACCATGGAAGCCTTGTAAATCAATGGGGCGTGTTCTTGCTGCATTATGGGGCGATGATGAATTGTTGTATATCGG